CCTGCGCCACAAGCAGAATCAACAGGCGGCGACAGCCGTGCCCAAGATATCTTGGCAATGATTCGCAATCGTCAGAAGTAAAGCATTACGGCTTGGGCCTCTGTGACTTAGTCATACGCCCAGGTTATCATCATAGGAGAAACAACTTATGGCTACAAAAGCCTTCGATTTATCAAAATTTAGAAAAACCTTGACTAAGTCAATTGACGGTCTAGGCGTAGGATTTAATGATCCTACAGATTGGGTTAGCACAGGCAATTATACGCTTAACTATCTAATCAGCGGTGATTTTAACAAAGGTATTCCTTTGGGTAAGGTTACTGTATTTGCTGGCGAATCTGGCGCAGGCAAATCATTTATCTGTTCAGGTAATCTAGTACGTAACGCACAAGCACAAGGCATTTATGTTATCCTAATCGATACAGAAAATGCGCTAGATGAAAAGTGGTTACACGCACTTGGTGTAGATACCGGCGAAGACAAACTTCTTAAACTCAACATGGCAATGATTGATGATGTGGCTAAAACCATTCACGAATTCATGAAAGAGTATAAAGAAATGGCAGAACGTCCTAAAGTCTTATTTGTCATAGACTCATTGGGTATGTTACTTACCCCTACTGACATTAACCAGTTCCAAGCTGGTGACATGAAAGGAGACATGGGCCGTAAACCTAAAGCACTTACAAGTTTAGTTCGTAATTGTGTTAATATGTTTGGTAGTTATAACGTAGGTATGGTTTGTACAAATCACACATACGCAAGCCAAGATATGTTTGATCCAGACGACAAAATTAGTGGTGGTCAAGGTTTTGTCTACGCAAGTTCAATCGTTGTTGCTATGAAAAAACTCAAACTTAAAGAGGATGAGGATGGCAATAAAGTATCAGACGTTATGGGTATTCGTGCGTCATGTAAGATTATGAAGACTCGTTACAGTAAGCCTTTTGAAACTGTACAAATTAAAATTCCATATGAAACAGGTATGAATCCCTATTCAGGAATGGTCGATATGTGCGAAAAAGCCGGCTTGTTAAAACAAGAAGGCAATAGACTCAAGTGGGTTGATCCAGAGACAGGTGAAGAATTCAAATTCTACCGAAAAGAATGGAAAGATGATAAATTAGATATGTTAATGGCAAAATTTCATATCAAACCTTTAACAACAACTACCATTCCTGAGGAGATAGACGAGAATGTTGAATGAAACACAAATTGGTGACGTATGGTTACTATTCGCTGACTTTATTGACAAGAAAAATCATGAAGCAATCGCAGAGCGTTATGTTGACTTGCTAGCAGATTTTGGAGTTCCTGATAAGGTACTGTCGGCTGCTAGTGGAGTAGATAGCACATTAGATGCCGCTATTGATTATTATCTTGATGAGGAAGATGCTGGAGACGAAGACGACGATTACAAAGAATTGGAGTTTTAATGACCTGGTATACTAAGATTGCTAAAGATATTTCTTATATTCCGGATGCCGTAGATTACTACAACGCTGAACTGCTTGAAGCAAAAGGCGAATGCCGGATTGTTGGAAACATTGAAAAGGCCGCGGCAGGAATGCCAGGCGTTGTAGAACAACGATTTAGTCAGTTACAAGAAATTGAAGCAATTTTAGAATATCTTAACATTGAACTTCGTAGGTTAAAAAGTCAGCATTTTAGAAAATATCTTGAAAACTATCAAAGAGCATTAAGCTCACGTGATTGTGAAAAGTTTGTTGAGGGTGAAGCAGACGTAGTTGATTTTGAAAAAATCATTAACGAGTTTGCTTTACTTCGCAACAAGTGGTTAGGTATTACTAAAGCTCTTGACCAGAAACAATGGCAACTTACTAACATTGTAAAATTACGTGTTGCTGGTATGGAAGACGCTACACTATAATCAATTCGCCCAAAAGGTAGACTATAGGCCTTAAATAATATTGAGGCCTATTTTTTTATCTAAAGATTTGACTTTTAAGATTATTCATGTATAATAAAAGTATGACAACAGTTGATCAGATATTAATACAAATTGTAAATTATTCTAGCACTGCTATTGAAGAACTAGTCTCAAAACGAGATGCTAGGATCTTACGGAGTATGGCTTTGGCTATCGTATCTTCAAATTTTCTTACTGAAAATCAAAGTAAACTATTGTTAAGAATTCTTCGTGAAAATCAAGAAAAACTAAAATTAGTTAATGATAATTTAATCGAATTATTACAAACACCCAGCTGGTCAAAATCCTTTAGAATGTTTGAGCAAACTAAAAAATTGTACATTAGTAACTCAAACGATGAATTGCTGTTAACTGTAGAAATTTCATATTCTAGCTCATTAACAAAAGAAATTGTTAGCATTAGTAAATTGGTACCGGGAATGACTGCCAGCGTTGGCGGCAAAATGTACCATGCCGATCTTACTGAAAAGAATATTGTAACGTTAGTGTCAAGGCTAAAAAAATTAGACTTTGAAATTGACCAAAAAATTCAAAATTACTACGAAACTATCCATGCATGGACTGAGTCCGAAATGCGTGATCGATTTAAAATTGACACTATCACACACGCAAACTTTCAAAAACAAATAACGAACGACCTCGGTATACACACACCGATTGATCAAAACATAATTAATGACCGGAGTTTACGATATCAATATTTTAGTGAAAAAAGTGAAAAAATTCCTGAAAATTTGACCGAAACAATTGCCACTAGACTTACCCGTCAAGTGTGGCTTAATAAAAATGAAACCGAATTATTTGATATTGTTAATAGCTTGCGTGTCTTAAAAAGATTTCCGTTACTGATTGTGTTTGACAGTAACGATCAAAAAAAATGCCTCGAAGAATTGACAAATTTATCAAAAATCTTGGAAAAAAATGGAATTGTTGATGGCGTTGGAATTTATTTTAGATTAGGTAATGACGGCATTGGCAAAGAATTTAATCAGCTTATTGCTAATAAAAAATATAATTCACAGCTTGATACCACAACTCAGCTAGTTGGAATTGCCAGTGGAAAAATACCAAAATTTCTCCTAAAAACTGACTGGAAGCCAATGAGTGTTATTAGCATTGGCAAATTGCTACAGCATAATAAAACATCAGTGTATGCGAATTGTTGCGATTTAATTATTAACTGGTCAGACACACAACCTATTGTAGAAGCGAGAATGGCATGGCAGTAAGATTAATAATTAAAGACGAAGTAAACATAAAATTTGAGAATTTGCCACTCGACGCACGAAAAAAATTAGCCAACACATTCAAGTATGAAATTCCTTACGCACGATATCATCCTGCATTTAAATTAGGACGATGGGATGGCATGGTAAGTTTATTTGGGTTAGGCGGCAACGGATATCTCAGTCAGTTAGAACAAATTTTAACCATACTAACCAAGCTAGGCATTGGAATTGAGGAGGTTGACGATCTACGTACAACTAGCAAAATTGAATTCAACCCAGTGACTGAAACATACTGGGCAGATCAAGGTAAAGTTTGGCCTAAGGGGCATCAACAAGCCGGACAGCCTATTATGTTACGTGATTATCAAGTTGACGCTGTTAATAAATTCCTTGAAAATACGCAATCATTACAAGAAATTGCCACAGGCGCAGGTAAGACTATTACTACAGCTACCTTAAGCCAACTTGCTGAAAAGTATGGACGTACAATTACAATTGTGCCAAATAAAAGTCTTGTAGAGCAGACAGAAGAAGACTTTATTGCGGTAGGATTAGATGTTGGTGTATATTACGGCGATCGCAAAGATTTAGGTAAGACACACACCATTTGTACATGGCAAAGTCTCAACATCTTAGATAAGAAAAGTAAAAATCACGAGCACGATATTTTAACATTGGCTGAATTCCTTGACGGAGTTAAGTGTGTTATTGTTGACGAAGTTCATATGGCAAAAGCTGAAGTATTAAAAAACTTGCTAACACAAAATCTAGCAAATGCTCCAATTCGTTGGGGGTTAACTGGTACTGTACCCAAAGAGAAATTTGAAAGTGAACAAATCTTTGCCAGCCTTGGCCCAGTAGTAGGTGGAATCAAAGCACACGAACTACAAAACATTGGAGTGCTGTCTACCTGTCACGTTAATGTTGTACAGCTAATAGATCTACCAGAGTTTAGCAGTTATTCAGATGAATTAAAGTATCTTGTCACTGACGATGACAGGATGATTTATATTAGTAAGTTAGTCAAAAAAATATCACAAACAGGCAACACATTAGTTCTAGTTAATAGGATTGATTCAGGCAAATTTATCATTAATGAATTGGAAGATGCTGTTTTTGTTTCCGGAGAGGTCAAAACTAAAGATAGAAAAGAGGAATACGATGAAATTAAAACAAGTACTAATAAAATTATTGTTGCGACCTACGGTGTCGCGGCTGTTGGTATTAATATTCCTCGCATCTTTAACTTGGTACTGTTGGAGTCTGGTAAATCGTTTACTCGAGTTATTCAGAGTATCGGCCGCGGTATAAGAAAAGCAGAAGACAAGGATTTTGTTCAAATCTGGGATATAACCAGTACCTGTAAATATGCCAAGCGGCATCTAACAGAAAGGAAAAAATTTTACAAGGAAGCCCGATATCCGTTTACTATTGAAAAAACGGATTGGCAAAAATAAAGAATTATGCAAATATTAACATTAGACAACTTACGATTTTCACTAAACAATCTACCAGATGAGGTTGACGAAAACACTAGGTTCGCAGTACTAGACAACAGTGATCCAAAAGAGCCAGACTTCTTCTTTATGCCATTAATATTTTTAGAAAGTTTTAATGCGCCAGCAATGGTACTACGTATTGGGGAAGATGAAGTTACTATGCCAATTGATTGGTGTATTGCTGTAGGAGATAGTAGTGCCGCAAGCGACATTGAAATATTACCACTTACTAGTTTAAACGATAGGGGCTTTGAGGCACTAATTTTTAACCCGTTGAGTAGTTTTAGAGTAGAGTTTAAGAAGATTGAAATTGTAAATTTCTATAATGATGTTAAATGGTATTTTCCAAAAATGAAAAACGGCCAATTACTTGCGGTACCAACTAACGGTGGCGAAAAACCTAATTGCGCTTATTTTGTAAAAGAGATTAGTCGTCAAAGCGAAATTATACAACTAGATAAAATTTTATAATAAGGAAATATTATGACATTAAAAATTGCGTATTTTCAACCAGTTATTTTAGCCATTGACACTGTGCCGCCTGTAGAGTTTAGCAAAATTTATTCGTTAACTGAAAATTTACATAGCCGTAAAGAATTAGATGATAGTCATAACCCATTATCTAATATTCGAGGAGGTCAACAAATACAAGTATATCCTAATAAACTTGATGTAGATGTTAAATGGTTAACCACTTGGTTAGAAACTATTTGCCTTGGCTATATGGAGATAATAACATCGCAAAGCGGCGTTAATGATTTAAAATTATGTAAACCGGTGATTACTAGTGTGTGGACAGTTCGTCAAACTGAAGGCGATTACCAAGAAACACATAGTCATCCCGGTGGTCATATTAGCGGTAACATTTATATAAGTGCTCCTCAATTAGCAGACGGAAGTCCAGAGTCTGACGGTCAGGTATTATTTAGACTATCTCAAACTCGAGATGTTACTAAGTTTGTCATGACAGACACGTGGAAATATACCCCAGAGCCTGGCACAGTTGTTATATTCCCTAGCCATATACCACACACTGTATTTCCATGGAAGGGCACCGGTTATCGAACGGTATTATCATTTGATGCTAGACTGCTTCCAAAAGAAGAAATAGTTAAGGAAATATTAAATGGGCAATCTTAAACCCGGTGCTACCTATATTTACGAGCGTAATAAAGGAATTGTCTACGCTCGAGAACGTGGCGCAGATCCAGATACTCGGATTGAAATGGGTTGGGAATACGATCCTCGAACTAGTGATGGCAGACCATTACACGATCATATAATGGATGATAAACTTTGGGGCGAAATTCGGCGTGAAGCAAAAACCAATATGACTTTACAAAAAGCCCTTGATCGTGTTATAATGATATACAAACTATCCAAGGACAAGGTATGAGCGAAAAGATTGAACTTAAAGAAAAACTAGCGGCAGTGGATCAGAATGTCCGTGAGTTATGGGATGCCATGGATGCTGATCAACAAAAGTCCCTTAAACAAGAGTTCTTTATTCTCAATCGATATATTAGTAATGTACAAAGTTCTAAACGTGAAGTACAAGAACACTTTGTATTAACTGTTAATGAATATTTTAATAAACATTGGAATAGCCTACAGAAACATCCTAAACTATTATGGATGCTGTTGTGTATGTGTAGTTATAATGGTGAAACAGTATTCTTCCACCAATGGCTAGGTAACAAAAAGAAAACAGGCACTGGCAATAAACGATTAAAGTTTTTAACGGAGTTGTATCCTAATCGAAAAATGGATGAACTTGAACTTATGGCCGACATGTCAACAGACAAAGAAGTAAAAGAACTTGCTAAGAAATACGGCATGGATGACGCAACAATCGCTAAAAAATTAAAATGATGACGATTGTCGAAACAAAACCTTACATTTGCCAATATTGTAGTAGTGGCTTTACTAGAGAAAAGACACTGGCTGTTCATGTATGCGAGCAAAAACGTAGGGCACTAGCACGTACTGAAAAGCACGTAGTCCTAGGGTATGACACATATAATAGATTTTATAGAAAAACACAAAACAGTAAACAAGATAAAACATATGATGAATTTGCGAGAAGCCCATATTATAACGCATTTGTAAAGTTTGGAAGTTTTGTTAGTAATGTTAATCCGCTGTATCCCGAAAGATTTATGGACTATGTGGTCACTAGTAATGTTAAACTAGATCATTGGTGTCGAGACGAACTGTACGATCAATACGTTATTGATCTTATTAAAAAAGAAACTGTTGAAACTGCCTTAGAACGTAGCATCAGTCATATGATGGCTTGGGGTGAATCAAACAATGCTGTTTGGAATCATTATTTTCATTACGTTAGTTTGAGCCGTGCGTGTTATGATATTAAAGATGGAAAGATTAGTCCGTGGCTAGTATTAAATTCTAGTTCAGGCAAGGAGATGTTAAAGAAATTTAATGACGAACAGTTGTCTGCTATTAATGTTATAATGGATGTACCGTTTTGGTTAAGTAAATTTAAAAGACTAGCAACTGATACGGATCTTGTTAAACAGGTAGTTAAGGAGTCAAATATATAATGCCAGATATTGACATTGACTTTGCTGATCGCACAAAAGCTCTAGAGATATTTAAACACGTCACTGCGGCTATTGACGATAATGGCACTTTTAAAAAGCACAATACTGGCGTATATTGTACTAGTGTGCCGTACAATCCTATTACAGGACTAAGTACTATAGATTACAAAGTTGCAGAAGATCGCGGGTATTTTAAGATAGACTTCCTTAACGTAAACGTCTACGACGGTGTTAAGGACAGACAACATTTACTAAAATTAATGAGGACTGAACCGCTATGGGATTTACTCTTGGAAGACGACTTCGTGAACAATTTGTTCCATGTGAATGGGCATGGGAATATTCTAAGACAAATGGTACCAAAGTCTATAGAAGAGTTGGCCGCGATACTAGCAATGATCCGCCCAGCGAAACGTTATCTGATTGGGAAAGACTGGACTACAGTGATGACAGAGATTTGGACGAAGCCCGAGAACGATGAATACTACTTTAAGAAGGCACACGC